AAACTGATGATCAATATTCTCATGATATACAAATGGTATTAATATTTTACTCATAACAAAAAGCCCCCTTTTAACTATTATATCAAATTAATGAGAGTTTTCATTGTTATATTAAGAAGTTATCGATATCATGTTGTGTTGCTCTTTTACTTGATTTAGACCCACTAATAACATTTTTCTCTAGTTCTACGATTGAAAAATATGTTTCTAGGTCAAATGATTTTGTGTCTTCAATTGATAATCCAAGGTGTGCTAGATTAAAGATGATATTAGCTGTGATGTCTTTTTCTTCTGCACTACTTTGATTTACTGGGTGAGGGTGTGCTTTTCTGAAATGTCCCGAGCATTTCACCTATCGTATTCGTTAGATTTTGTAATTCATCCTGGTTACTTAATAAACCAAAATCAAGTGACATTAAAAAGTCATTATATGATTGTTTGCTAAAAGGTCTATGAAGCACATAAATGATTCTAAAGATTGTATCAATCACTGTCGATAAGTCTTCTTCTTTCTTGCCGGTTTTTTCTAACTTTTTAATATCACTAAATAATTCAGTTGAAAATACATTACGGTAATCAATAATCGTAAATAGTGATGAATGCAGGCGATAGTCTTTATCACCTAGATTAAGTGTTTTTTCCATGTGTTACTCCTTATAAGAATGTTGGCAATGTCGGTGCAGTTGTTAGAAATGTTGCATAATTCGTATCTGTTGCGCCTGCGATTGCTCTTAAGATAAGATTGTTTCCTGCTTCAATAGGTCTAGCTGTAATATTAAGTTCGATTGAGTTTGCTTCAATAGAGTCTGATTTTGTTTTACTTGAGTCTCCTGAAGGCGATGCTGTACATAAGAAATACCATATACGTCTAGCTTTCAAGTCACCTTGAATCTCATAGCCTAATGCGAATGTTTTTGTCTCAGCATTCACAATTTCTACTAAGTTCCCATTGGTATCTTCTAAGAAACCAAAGATATCTTTTTTAAATGCTTCATCAATTTCCGTGAACTTAAGTGTCACATTAGATCCTGAATTTGATACAAGTGTCTTAATCACCTTATCATCAGCATAGACTTGTGCACTACTACCTATTACCTCGGTACTAATTTCTTGTGCACCTTCTAAGCGTTTAGGTATGCCAAAAGTCCAACTACCATCTTCTGTTTGTGTTGCTAGTGCATAATGCACATTGGTTAAACCAAATGTTACTTTATTACTCATTGTTATAAAACCTCCAATTTGATTTCATATACACGGTTTATTGAACCGTCTTCATTTTGATATTCCGTGATCATTTGAAACTTATAACCACCATAATATAAAGATACCTCGAGCTTTTCTTCTAACTCGAGGTTCTTTTGTTTTGTTATTAGATTCAGTTGAATCGTTAGTATGCGCATGGTGACTTTATCATCTGCATACACGGATCCTCTATTTGATACTTCTTGATAAATGATATAATCATCACTTTTATCTATACTTTCTTTTTTACCATAAGATACTTGTCCTGGTAAAACAGAACTTAATGTATTGAAAAGTGATTCTAAAATTTCTTTCATATCAGTTTCCTTTAGAAATGATTTCTTTGATGTCTTCTAACATCTTTGGTGTAAACATATCATATGCCGGTCTCATAAAAGGTCTTGGTCCGACATACTTTCCACTTCGGTGTGTATAGCCAAACTCAAGTAAATGGGTAAGTCCACCTTTACCTTCAGAATAAATAGATATGGATTGATTCATACCTGTGCCTTGTGAAGTTGCGATAAACGAATCCGCAAATGCATTTTTATAGCCACTTCTTGGTGCATTACGTTTCATATAGTTTAATATATCTTCTGCAGTATCATTAAGTTTTTTCTCAAGCTTTGGGATTATGCCTTCTACATAATTTTCTACTTCAGCTTCGATGGCTTGTCCTAAGTCATTAAGTGTAATCAATGATATCACCTAACTTGATGGATGTTCTTTTTAAATAGAGCTCAATAAACTGTCCCGCTTGATAGGTTCTTTCTATCTTATAGATAACACTCCCTATATCTACATACTTGGAATCATCATAGACAATCCCTTGTACTTTAACAGCAATATCAATTCTGATATCTGAACGTTTACTTTCATAATACTCTCTTGAAGTAATCGAAAAATTGATACCAATCACTTCTTTTTTTGACTTAAATTGATAACTCATCACACCCATGGTGTTAGGAATCATCTCCAAGGTTAGTAAGTGCATTCTTATATTGGGAGAATTTGGATACATTTTGTTTAGCTCCCTTTTGTTAATGCGAGTTGACCTACCAACATATCAAATGACTTGGGTAGTTCTTTTGCGCTTCCATCGTTTTTAAAGCCATAAAATGTCTTCACATAAATAATAATGACTGTACTAACCATTGGATTTGATTCATCATTGATGTAAGTTGGATCAACCCCACAACTCATCAAATAATGTTTACAGCTATTGATGTGCGTGTTTAACTCATCATCAGCATAAGTCTCTACTTGGGGGATGAGTAAAGCCTTTTTTACAATATCTAAAATCATGATGGGATCAATCCTTTCTTAACTAAAATTAGCCTGCAGGTGCAGCTTTCTTCTTAATGCGTAAGAAGCCGTTATAACCGACAACGTTACCACCAGTAAAGACTGAAGCTTTATAACTGATAATACCGTCTTTAAATTTGTAATCTGTTGATTTACCAATTTCTACCGGTGAGAACACTGGTACTTCATAGTTTTTAAGTGCACCATAAGCGATACCATATTCACCGGCGACTGTATTACTATCTGAGATTGCTTTACAGTGTGAGTTAATGATATAAGGAATACCATCAATCGTTTTATTAACATAATCGATTGAGTGAATTTTACGACCTTCTTGTGTCTTAAGTCCAGCGAATGCGCGTAAGTCATTCTTGTTAAGAATTAATACTGCACCACCTTCGACTTCTTCATCGCCACCATAAGCAAAGACAATGTCATCAAGTGTTGAATCCGTAATTGCTTCTACTTCAAGTGCTGTCTTATCCGCAAGTGCCACTGCGGCTTCACTAAAAATACCAGTGAATGTGTTAGTCGTTCCTGCACCACGTAAGATTTGTTCACTAATTTTCTTTTTAAGTGAAATATTAATGTTTCTTAGGACTTCTGCTTGATATGGAATGGAAGGTAGTTTTTCTAACTCTTCAGTAATTTCTGTATAAGCAGTGATCTTAACTTTTGAAATGGTTAAGTACCCAAATGCAGGTTCTGTTTCTGAGTAAGCCCCACCTTCTGCTGTTGTTCCAGCGATTCCATTTGATTTAACAAATGATTTCTTGTAAGTCTCTCCACCATTTAAATTAATAACATTCACACGATCAACTAAGCTTGACACTTGAGCAAATGGAACTGGCGCAAGATTCGTTGACATGTGATCAGGAAGTAAGATCTCAGAACTTGATACTTGAATGACTCTGCTTTCTTTTAAACTTTGTCCTCTGGTTTCTAACTTTTCTTTATCGACCATTTGACGGTTATCGACTTGAATCGGTTTAAACTCTGTTTTAGAGGCAATCGCCATTTTCTTATCAATGGATGCTCTTTCTTCTTGAAGGGTTGTTGTTTCTGTGTCTAGTGCTTCTAGTTTTTCTAGATCAGCTTCAGAATCAACTAGACTTCTAATTTCTTTTAACCTTGATTCGATTTCTTTTCTTCTTAATTCTAAATTCATGATTTAATCTCTCCTTAGATTTTTGATTTAATTTTGATACGTTTTTTGATTAGATCTGATTTTTCTTTTTGCTCTGCTAACTCCATAGTCTTTAGTTCCAACTCCATGGACTCTAAAGAACGAGCGTATATAGAGGTTGCATCATATGCCGGTGTATCCACAACCGATACATCATACAACCTTTCTATCTTAGTTATAGTTCTTTTAGGAATATCACCTTCACGGTTCCATACCTGTTCATCAACCGTAAAAGCAAAACTCATTTTATCTAAAAGTCCACTTCTAACCATTTTATAGATATCCTGGTTATGACTTGTATCTAAGAGTTCTGCTCTTACCTTGAGGCCAATATGATCAACTGTTAACTCTAGTGATTTATTCTTGGTTCTCGCAATAATTAAAAAGGAGTCCATATGATTATATTTCATAGGAACATCCTTCATTTTAGTTTCCCCTAAGGCACTAGGTGATATTTCTTCCATGAATCCGTAAGTTTCATCACCAATTAAAGTTTCTTGATTAAAGACTAATGCATAGCCCTCTAAAATCATCTTGCCTTCATCTTCATGAAGACTGACTTCTGCAAGTCTAGTTTCTTTTATCATTGGTTCTTACCTCTACTTTTTTGGTTTGTTTAGGTTTCATTTCTTGTTCATACTCAAACTCAAGTTCTGAGTCTTTATATGAGAATGTTTCTAGTTTTTCTTTCTTACAAAAATCAGTGATCGTTTTTGTTTTTTCTTTTTGTGTATCTAAAATACTTTTTAAAGCATCATTTGATATTTTTCCATTAATCGTTACTTTCATGATCTTCTTCCTCTTTCTTTCCTACTTGATATAAGTTTGCTTTATCAGCATCCACAAAGTTTAATGATTGAAGGCGCTTGTGTCCACCTTCGATGGGTTCTAATCCAAGTAATGCTCTTGATTCATTAAGCGACATAATACCTAAGCTCATAAGTTTTTCAATCGCAGTGACTTTCGTATTCCATGAAGCGTATTGTAATCTTTCACTAAAGAATACAATTTCTTCTCCACGTTCTAGTTGATTATTAGTAAGTAAACCTATAGAAAAAGCCTCGCTAAGTTGAATCGCTAAAGGCTCTATGGTTGACTCGTAAAACGAGTTATATTCATCTTCTGTGTACTTGTTTGTAAATATGGGAACTGATACGCCAAAGTAATCTAGTATCTTTGACTGTAAGAATTCCAGTGTATCTTTGTCTATAAGTTTAGGATCAACATCTAAAGGGATATACTCACTTTTTAAATCAATCGGAATAATAGAACTACCTTTATTGTTAACTGAATCAGAAAGTGCACTATCAAAGAGTTCTCTTTGTTTTTTCTTATCTGCTTCTGATAACATCCCGTTCATCTTAACAATCCCTTTAATCTGCATCGATGATTTTATGGCATTATCAATACCTTGCAATAAACTATCGTTGATTGAAATGGTTTTAAGAATGGCTTCGTGATCACCACTTGATCCATTACCACCGAAGATATCATTTTGTCCGTAGTGTTTTCTTAAGTGAATGATATTCTCATAAGGTAGAGTATATGAATCACCATTTTCAAATAAGAATTTTATATAATAATGATCACTCTGATCAATGACCATTTCAACTGTAATAGGTTTAAGTGGATATAGCCCTACAAGTTGTCCTGTATATTTATCAAACCTTGGATAAATAAAGGCGTTATCATTAAATAGTAAGGTTGTTACAACCTTATAGATGAAGTCATAGGGAGTCATGATTTCATTGGGTTTATGCTTCAAAAGAAAAGACAGCTTTCCACTTTTCTCGGATACTGTCTTATCGTTTTCTATTTTGATATATCTTGGTTTTAGTTTTGCACATTGACTAGCCACCCTATCAATGCAAATCTTAACCACATCACTTTTAGAAATGTTCGTTCCAAAAGGTGTATAAAATGTATTGGTGTTGTTGATGATTTGTAATGCGTCAATTGAACCGGTCTTATTTTTTCTATTAAAAATTTTCATTAAACACCTCTTTTATATCTTCCTATTCAGATAACTAGATAGGTTTTCTTTAAACTTTAACTTTCGCTCATTAAGTAATATATCAACTTCAGGCATAATACTTATTTCATCAACATTATTGAAGGCCGAATAGAACTTATCATCCCAATTCTTATTATCAGAAAATAAGTGTCTGCAATAAGTGAATATATCATCAGAGCTGTGATATAGAATACTTTCAAAGGATGACAATGGAATCAAACGAACAATGTTGATCAAGTCTTCATAAGTCAATTCATATCCCCTATCTTTTAACACTTGAAACGCATTTACATATGCATCTTTTCTAGAGAAGTAGTACTCGTCATAGGTTAAAAGAAAACCAAAAGGATTTAAATTGTTTGCTCCACGTATTACCTCATTCATAGCTTTATCTCTCATCTTGTGTATAGTAAGATATAATTGTTGAATGCCTTCTGAAACTCGTCTGCTTGCTGTAGATATTCCATCTTTATCAAATTTTCTAAGTCTAAGACCTTGATTAAAAAATTTAACTTCTATAAATAAAATATCTTCATCAGAATATATGACAACATCCGACGTTTTGTTAACGTTACTCTTGTAATCAAATTCAAACTCCTGAAGCACTTTGTAAATATTTGTCACTTTTGAAGCTAACACAATATGATAAACATAACTTTCAATTACATTTTTTCCTATTAAATCTCTTAAATAATTATTATTCTCTGTAATATCGAACATTAGTGATTGAGTACAAGCATAAGGTATAAACGGTGCATAAAAACAAAAAATTTTGCTATCATTTATTATAAATGGCGTTTTAATAAGTAGATTTAAATCAAAAAAGGAATATATTTCATCGTTTGAAGTAATTTCCATATATTTTGCTCTCAATTGTTCTCTGCTAAGTGTTAAAATTGCTAAAACTTTTAACATTTGTTCACTCAAAATATTTTTAATAATTGCAAATGGATATCTTTCCTTTAGTGAAGCCCATAATTGGGATACAAAAACAAATGCTTCAAAGTCTTCATAAGATACATTAAACCGCTCATTAAAGACAGATTTCATATCAATGTTCTCGTTGATAAAATTAAACATGTAATTATATCTATAAAATAAAAAAGCATATGTTTGTTGACCTGAAAATTGCATAAACCCTAAAGCTGCAATTGTGTCATCAGCTCCTCTTTCATCTATGAAATCTTGAAGGTAATCCTGAGAACGGATTAGTTTTATACATTTGTGATACCATTCCATTTCTTCATAATAATCGATTTTTGTTTCTAATCCTATAGCTGAACGAAATGACAATAATTCAAGTTCATAATTATAAGCTTCTTTTTTCCCATCAACATCGAAAAATTTTAAAGGCTCCATAAACTTTAATCTATCTCTTGATTTATCTTCACATACCCTTGCTCGTTTATCATATGAAATTCTACTTATAATTTTATCAATATCATTTATCTTCACTTTATCCCACCTTAGTAAAAATTATAACATATTTTCAAAATCTATTTTATATCTATTCAAAACAGCGTATGCAATAATCAAAGCGACCGTTCCATCAATTCTCTTATACTTTGAATTAAGTTTTGAAGGTTGTATATTTCCATTCAAATCAACTTTAGCTTGTGTATTGGATAAACACCATTTAAGAATTGGATTATTATCATAAACTAATAGATTGTTTTTAAGGTCTGCTTCCATTTGTTTCATGGGTTCAGATAATGAATAAATACCTTGTCTTACTTTTTCCATGTTAAACCCTAAGTCTTCCATTTCTTTAATCCAATACTGTGAATTCCATGGATCATAACCGACCCAAAGAGGTCTTATACCATATGTTTGAATCATCTTCATAAACCACTTTGTCACAAGACTAAAATCATTTTGATTTCCTTCAGTTAATGTTACAAAGCCTTTTTTTATCCAAATATCATAAGGAACATTATCTTCGGTAATTCTTTTATCTAAAACTTCACTTGGCATAAAGAAATGTGGAATCACAAACTTTTTGTTACTATCTTTCTTCTGGATGATTAAGACTGCAGCTGTTAAATCTGTTGTTGATGATAGGTCTACACCACCAATGGCATAACTATCTCTTAAATCATCTAGACTATATCTTTCTTCATTGTTTAGATCATCATAAGATAACCATGATCCCGAATCAGCTTGTTTGATGTTAAAGTCCTTACAAAGCATTGTAACTCTTGTTGATAAATCATGCTTTGATTTATTCATAACATCTTCTAGGTATGATGAAGTTTTAACTACACCTAAACTAGGGTTCGATTTTTGCCATGTTTTTGGATCATCATATATTTCTTTAGCTGAGTCTTGTGTATATAGCCAAGGTAAGACTCTTTCATCTTCAATTTCTCCTTTGATCATCTTTCTAGCATAATCTAGTTTACTATCTAAAAAACCACCAACTGTTGTTCCTTCGGTGGTTATGATAAATATAAGTGGTTCTTTTTTAGTTGACTGTGATTGTTTAATGGAATCATAAACTTTAGAATCAGTCATCTCATGAACTTCATCGATACATCCAACTTCAATGTTGTAACCATCTTTATTTCTTGATTGAGCTGATAGTTTTTTTATCTTGTTTTTAGTCTTAGGTGAATAGATAAAGAAAATATTCTTCTTACTTCTAGTATCTTTGGATAACGAAGGTGATTGTTCTCGCATGTTGTTTATCTCTTCAAACAGGATATTTGCTTGTTCAGTAGTATTTGAGGCACATACTATATCAACACCACCTCTAGATAAAAAGAACTCAGCAAGATCTAGTCCAGCAATAAATGTTGTTTTACCGTTCTTTCGTGCAATCAGTAATATGACTTCATTAAATCGTCTTAGTCCTGTATCAGTTATTTTAAATCCATAAGCAGTTTGAATGAGTGCTTTTTCCCAAAGCTCCAAAATGAATGGTAGTCCATTGAATGGTGATTTCGTATGTTTGCAGAATGTTTGAATGAAATCAATTCTTAAGTTACCAGGTTTTTCATCAAAGATGTATCTAGGATTATCTAGATCAGCAATTAGTTTATCGATTTGCTTTTTAAGTTCATCTCCAACTAGAATATTACTGTTTTGTATTTCATTATAATATTCAACTAGATAGTTCATTCACTGGCTCTCTTAAGAAATTCATCAAAGGCATCATCTCCATCATTTACTTGCGTTCCTAGAATTGAGTTTAAAGTCTTTATAACTGTCCCGTATGAGTTAACGAGCTTTGTATAATACTTGGCTGCTTCAGTTTGTCTTTGGGCACCTTTAGTGGATATTTGTATTGCGCCATATTTAATCATTTGTGCTTGAAGTTTAGTAAGTTCTACTTTCATGAATGCCGCTTGATATATTAAATTATCTACCAATTCTTTCTTGGTTTCATCAACCAAAGAAAAAAGCGACTTTAGCCGCTCATATTCAATAATTATCTTACTCATTTTTTTCCTTAACTAAACCATCAATATATTTTTTAAAATCTTGTCTTGAATCAAACACAAAATCTTTAATATTTAAATTAGGTAAGAGATCATATCCTAAATAATAATTTATCAACTCGGAATGCAAATTCAATATATCAAAAATATCTGATAATGAATCTATATGTCTCGAGGATGATTTATTGATTGTTAAATGTTCTAAATGCTCTTTATTTGAACATGTCTCTAACAATCCAAAATAAAGCCCGGTAATCGATCCATGAACAAATTCGCTATTAAACTCATAATACTTATCATATAAATCTTTTATACCTAAATTATTACAGATAGTTCTCACATTGCCTAAATTATTAAAAAAGTCAGGGTTTAAGGGAATTGAATTATATAAAGATCGATTCAATTCAATTTTAAATATATCGAATGATTCTTCGTCTTTAATATCTTTTGCATAATACAATTGTGTTCTTTCAATGCAATGTTGGTGATATTTATCAATTTTATTATTATCGATTAAATACTTTGATTGCCAAAAATTATCAAAAATCACTCTGACTGAAATGGCTGATAAAATCCCATTAACACCTAATAAAGAGCCTACTAGCTCTTGGACGATACGGATATTATAAATGTATTTTAAAAAAACTGTTTTATCTTTTTCCTCAAACCAATACCAATTCTCAATAAAATAAGAAACTATATTGTCAAGCATTTTCATTATATTGTCTTGCTTTGGATAGTACTTCAGTTCTTTCCATTTTGTACTACATTTAGAAATATTAAAGAGTACGTCAATCATCTCTTGAGGCATATCGAATTGATTATCTTCTAAAAGCATTGTTGATCCAATATAAAAAGAATTTATATATGGTGCACTTTCTATTAAAAAGGGTTTTAGTTCTTCATTTGGGTATGAAATAAAATTATAATTTCCTTCTAAAATTAATATGCTGTCAATTTTGTGAAGTATCACTAGTAATTTACTTAAAGCATTAAATTCATTTCGATGAGTTTTTGCTTTGCTTAAAAGGTCATAATAATAGGACAAATCTAAATTCTCATTAATCATCATTTTTGGTTGAGTCCTACTATTTTCATACAATGATAAAATTTCCTCAAACATTTCTTTATTAATGTTCCATTCGAAAAGGCATGTCTTATTATGCTTTGCATAATTTAACAACGGTATTATATAATCATATCCTTCAGTATTGATTAAATCATATATCCACAAGTGTCCAATAGTTGCTGAATCTATAAAATAAGGGTGTTCATCTATGCTGGGTAAATCACCAAATTTTACATGTCTAAGTTTACCTTTATCTTTTATAAAATCCTTAATTTTAGGGTATTTTTCCATAATATTCTCCAATCAAATTGAATCATTTTCAAAAAATTAGGCTTCCGAAAATTAAACGTCCCCCTACGCGGTACCCTTCGCTAATAAATACAAGCAATGGGCGGGGGGTACAAAACATATTCTGTATAATAATTTACACTTAAACCTTTTTTGTTTGCTTTGTTCTGCTGTCTTAGTACATATAGAGGATGCCATGGTTCACTTGCTAGAGTTTTGCCTCCTAGATAATACCAATCTGATGTTGAGTGAGCCACTCTAATATTATCCACATTTGGAAAACAAGTAGCTTTAAGATAGGAGAATCTATTGATATTGTTTCCCCACATTGCATGAAGCCTAACATTAGGATATTGCTTAATTATCTTTTCAATTTCAATAAGATTATTGTTGTGTAAAGTATTGTTTATTGTTGGATGAATACCTTTTGGATTTGTCGATCTTTGTGGATAAATGTTTAACATAATCCATCCAGTATACCCAAGCTTCACTGACATTGAAGCAACTTCTCTTAAAGTTGGATCTAATTTTGTAGGTGTTGCATAACTAGGATTAATACCAAAGACAATAAAGGGATTGTTTCCTGTTACGTCTCCGAGAACATATCTTTCTGCGTTTGATGTTGAATTAATATATATCCAGGACATAAGATAATTCCCCCTAATTCTTTAAATAGATTTCAGAAATAAACTCAATAAAGTATTGAGCTCCCCACTTTTGCACATTAGCGTGTCCACTTGGAGATTTTCTGTTTATTTTTTCAAAGTACTGTTCAAACTTATCTCGATATTCATCTAATGTAATTTCTTTATTAATCAGCTCGTTAAGTGAAAAACCACGATTCTGATTGATTGTATACATTACGTTTGAAGCCATAATGTCTGGTCTTGCAATGTTGGGATATTTCTTTTCCATCCATTCAACAAATCTTTCTTGGTACTTTTTCTTATTCTCACGAGTAATGTTAATTCTTTCCATATGATTAATTTTTCCCTTTTTTTATTAATGCTATGGCTACACTACTTAAACCTATTACTTTGACAACATCAATTACGCCACCAATTATTTGTTTTATTGTTTTTTCTTTATTTTTTGCTTTATATACAGTAATCTCGTACTCTCCCAATTCGCTAGCAGTCTTATTAAAGTCATCATAAATCTTTTCCTTCATTTCTTCAGAAACATTCTCTTCCGATTTATAACTTTCAATAAATTCTAAACGTTTATTAAACCCATCAATTATTTCTTTTGATTTCACTTGTTCTTCAATAGATAATTTTTTTATGTCTTCATTTATTGCGTTAGAAAATTTATCCATTAAACTAAAAAACTCACTGGTTGCTAAATTTAATATCTCGTTCTTTGCTGTTGAACTATTGTCTGCTACCTTTTTTTCATTTACACTAGTTATCTCCATGATAATCCCCTTCGCTTTTTTATAATTATACCAAAGTTATAATACAAATACGAGGTTATCTTGGAATTAAGTTGCCATCACTATCAAATTCTTTTCCTTTTGTAAATCTTTTGTGTTCTTTGTTGTGACAGTCTTTACAAAGAAGTTCTAAGTTATCTTGATTAATACTAACTGTTGGATCCTTTACATTATCAACTGTAAGCCTAATCTTATGATGAACTTCTTCACCAACTCTACCACATCGTTCACACTTACCATTTTGTTCTTGATACTTAATTTGTCTAGCGACTTGCCACACTGTGGATTTATAGAAGTTATGTAATATCTTAGGCTTCTTCATATAATTCTAGTAGTTCTTCTATTTTATGATCTACATCTTCCCAAGGAACATCTAAATCTTCTCTACCAAAATGACCATAAGTTGCTACTTGTTTGAACTTAACATTATCTAGTTTAAGTTCTTTTTTGATTTGACCCGGTCTAAAATCAAATACTTCATTCACTAATAGCGTAATTTCTCGATCTGATGTTACACCAGTATCAAAGGTATTAATTAAAATACTTGTTGGTTCTGCAACACCTATTGCATAGCTTAAACAGACTTCGCAGTGTGTCGCCAAACCTGCCCCTACAACGGCTTTTGCTACATATCTTGCATAATAAGCCGCACTGCGATCAACTTTGCTTACGTCCTTCCCTGAGAAGGCACCACCACCATGTCTAGAGCTACCACCATAAGTATCTACAATGATTTTTCTACCAGTTAATCCAGAGTCTGCTTTAGGTCCACCAAGTATAAATTCTCCAGTAGGATTAATGAGTATCTGTGTGCCATTTAATAAATCATGTCTTCCAATTGCTCTAAGAATTGCTTGTCTAATGATTTCTTCATAGACTTCTCTATAAACACCAGGCTTCGTTTGAGCTGATACAACAATAATTGGAATGTTTACTGGTTTTCCATCCTTGTAATCAACACTTACTTGGCATTTACCATCAGGACCAAAGATATGATTGTATTGTTCTTTTCTAGTTTTATCAATTTCTTTAGATATTTCATGAGCTAGCATAATTGGTAATGGCATAAACTCTTGTGTTTCATTACAAGCATAACCAAACATAATACCTTGGTCTCCTGCACCTTGTTCTTTATGCTCTGTTTTATTAACACCTAAAGCAATATCAGGTGATTGTTTACTTATCTGTTCTATGACTACAAAGTCTTCATCGTAGCCAATATCTTTTAATACGGTTTTAGCTATGGCTTTATAGTTTAATGACGCAGTTGTTGTTACCTCGCCAAAGATAAAAACTAGATTATCTTTAATGGCAGTTTCTACCGCTACTCTTGATTCTTTATCTTGTTCTAGTAATGCATCTAATATCGCATCACTAATTTGGTCACACACTTTATCAGGATGTCCTTGAAATACTGATTCACTTGTTATTCTTTGCATATATAATCTCCTTCACTTTTTAGTACAAAAAAAGGAGCTTTTAGCTCCCAAGGTTTGTTTTTGGTAAATAGGCTGCATACCTCGCATAATGATAGCCTTCGCTTTCTACGAGTATACCAAAGTCATGTTCATTTGATGTCACATAAATACAGTGGTAAACGCCATTGGTATCACAATACATCACATTTTTATTATCTTTAATAAAGTCGTAATCTCCAAGAGGATTGCCAATAAACTCATCAAAGTCCCTCTTACTTAAAATTACTTCTTTTTCAATCACAAACTCATCTTGTGGGATGAGTTCTTCGTATTCTGCTTTACGAATAAAATTCACTTTCATTTCTTAATCTCCCATGCTGTATAAACTGAACGATAACTACAATCCCATGTATCAAGTATGACTCCATCAATACATGTTGTAATATGTCCCGCCATTTTTAAGATAAAAGTTCCTTTTGGATGCAACTTTGTAAAGTCGCTACCTTTGATTCTTGGTTCACCTTTTATCGGTTTAAAGATAAGTCTTGGAAAACCTTTGAAATATTCATATAAGAACTTAGTATCTTTATAAGTATTGTAGCATAACTCACGCTTTTTTCTATTCAGTATTTTTCTTGTTTCTAGGTAGTCTGAGTTGGTCGCAGTTGTGATTGCTCTAACGACACAATCACTTGTTTTAAGTCCTTTAGGATGAGCATTGTATTCTTTATACATTGTCACTCCACCCTTCATTAAACCAATTGATAAGTTCTCTTGATTTTTCTGTTTCAAAGATTGGTTCTATGAAATCATTCTTTCTACCATACACTGTATATCTTTTTTCTTCTCTAAAGCAATTGATTGTTATGGTAAATAAGGTATCGCCTGACTCAATGTCTGCAATTCTGAAATCATCATATAATGGTCCCGCCAGTGGACAGTTATTTTTAAACCAAACATACATAGTTCCAAGATTAACTTTTCCACCTTCTTTTAATTGTTTTACAATGTTCCCCATGCGCTTTGTTTTATTCGCTAGGCTTTCATCTTTACAAAACCAATCATACCAACCTGCTTTGATCTGTGTTTGTAAATCTTTCGAATCGTATTCACCTTTGTTAAATGATTCGATCCATGTTCTTAAACTTTGTTCTTTACTCATAAGTCTATAGTCTCCTTATAATTTTTTGGTTACTATATATATCACTCTAAAGGCTCATAATAGCAAGCACTTTTTTTACTATAGTAAGATATTATTAAAAACCTCTAAAGAGCTTAATGGAGACTTCTTTCTATTTCTAATCAAATAGCATTCATCAACTGAATTGGTATGTTTAACATATCTTTTAACAATGACATCCACAAATCTTTCATCAAGTTCCATTAAACAGGATTTACGATAAAGTTGATCAGCTGCAATCATTGTAGATCCTGAACCACTAAATAGATCAAGGATCGTTTCATGACGTCTTGATGAGTTTGAGATTGCTTTTCCAACTAATTCTAATGGTTTCATGGTTGGATGTTCTTCATTCTTTCTTGGTTTGTTATATTCCCAGATGGTATCTTGAGAACGATCATCAACAAAGTAATGAGCTGCGCCTTCTTTCCATCCATATAGAATAGGTTCATGTCTCCAGTGATAATCTTGTCTTCCAAGCACCAAAGCATTCTTAACCCAGATTAAACATTCCGCCAACTTGAATCCGGCGTTCTTGAATGCATTTCTAAAGTTTAATCCTTCAGTATCTGCATGGCATACGTAGATAGCACCACCTGGTTTAATATTTTGAAACATGTTATTGAAAGCATCGTATAAAAAAAGATAGAAGTTATTATCTTCCATCTTATCGTTTTTGATTTTGCCTGCAGTTCCTTCGTAATCCACATTATAAGGTGGATCAGTAAAAATCATATCAACTTGTTTTCCATCAACTAACTTAGCAACATCTACTTCGCTTGTTGAATCTCCACACATGACTCTATGTTCACCAAGTTCATAGATATCACCAGTTTGTGAAAAAGGCGTTTCAGGGATTTCTTGATCAATATCGAAATCATCATCAGTTGCATTATCTGGAACGAGTGATTCCATTTCTTCAAAACCAAATTGAAGCATATCCATATCGATATCAAATAACTCTGACTCAAGTTTAGTAAAGTCCCATGTCGCAAGTTCAGCTGTTTTATTATCAGCTAATCTAAATGCTTTAATTTGATCATCTGATAAGTCATCAGCAATAATACATGGCACCTCTTCTAAATCAAGCGAAATTGCCGCTTTAAGCCTTGTGTGTCCAGCAATGATAACATGATCGGATGTGATCACAATAGGCACCTTAAAGCCAAATGCTTTGATACTGTTGGCTACTGCTTCTATAGCTTCCTCATTATTTCTCGGATTGTTTTCGTATTCGTTTAATTGGGTTACTTTCTTCATGACTATTTTCATTCGACCAAACCTCCTCACCTTTTTCTAAGCGTTTATTCATCAGTTCTATTTCTTCTTTTTTATCGTTGTATTCAAGTCCAAACTTAATAATCAGTAAATACTTAATAGCTGAAATCTCAGGTAAGGATTTCTTTTTGTATTTGGTAATTCTTTTCTTAGTTCCTGTTTTGGTTTCTTCTATGATGGTTTGTGTCTCTTCATAATCAAAACCGACAGCTCTTTGATACATTGAATCCAGTAACGTTTGTTTTAACTCTTCATCACCATACTGAAAAGCCTTATCTAGTTTGGGATGTGCTTTTCGTAACTTGATTAATGTTTTTTCAGTAACACCTAAATATTGAGCAATCTGTTTTTGAGTTGCTCTTTTAGAAATCATCTCAGATATTGCTTTTAATTTTGTTTCTAAATTCCCTGATTCTTTCCAGCGCTCGTAAGTATCAAGCATTTTTCCTTTCATAAAATCACTCCAACTGTTAATTATTAAACATAAGATTCACAGTTGGAATACTACAAGTATCTCTGCAAAAACAAAAAAAGAACCCATATTTAAATGAATTCTTCTTGCTTCTAGGCTGGTCATATAGCCAGTATTCCATATCTATATAAACTTTTCTCAGTTTAATCCTATCACACCCTTGACAGTTTCACAATTTGTCATAGTTGTTCAACCTTGTCTTTTTCTGAAAGCGCAATTTGTGACAACGCTTTTTCATGCCAACGTCTTACTGTTGAAGATGAGTATACCAGATTTTTTGCAATGTTATCCCAACTCAACCAATCAATATATCGGTAGATGAGTAATCTTTTACACTTTGAATCATCAAGCCTATTAATGACACCAATAATCTCACCCTTAATAATTGGGAGCTTTCTTTTCATTAGTGTAATTTTTTGCTCATTTTCTAATGTTTTTTGTATCCATTTTTCAAATGGTGCTTTTAAACTTTTCGTTCCATCAACACGTAACTGATCAAAACTAATTCCAGGAATTGAGTTGGCTAATCTTATAAACTCTTCTATTTCCTTTTCCAAAAGTTTAATCTTTTCTTTTGTGTTGTGGTATCTACTTAGATAATCTTTTACTTGCATCGTTTTTCTCCTCGATTGCTCTTAAATGTAATTTTTAGTCGTTTTTCTTCTAAGCAATTAAAAACTGTAATTGTTTACCAGTATGGATCTATGTTTTTATAGATATCAGTCATTAATCACTTTTTATACTTAAGTTTTATAAATTTCCTTAAAATCATGTTTTCTCATGAAAATGCTTATTCATCATAATGCACTATGACATATGCTTTCGTATAGTTATTACTATGAAATATCTTTGTTATCGCTGATGTTCACATCTATTAGTGACACCACATTTATGAATTAATCAATGATTTAAATAGTTCTTCTATCGATATATTGTTAGGTTCTTTTGTTAATCGCTCTAAATTTTTTGTAATTGAAGTTTCAAAAAACTTATAGCGGTCATCAATCTTCGTATTTGATCTTGATGCATAATTACACAAGTATCTAACTGCCTGATATAATGTATCGCCATCATAACGATGTAACAAATCTTCAAAGAGTTCATTATACTTATAAATATCTAAAGAGTATTCATTAATATATCGATATTCTATTAAACAACTCGTCAAGTAATGCTTCTTAGGCGCATGTTCATTGATGTCTTTGATTCTTCTTTCTTGTATTTTTTGTTTTTTAGGTTTTTTCTTTTGTTCCTTTTTTACTTCTTCAACAATTTCATTTGAACTTTCCTCTTCATCTAGCAACCAATACTTTGACAAATCTTGATTTTTACGACTTCTTGTTGCTACTAAAAATCGTTTTTGAATACCTTTAGAAGTCACAATGTTTTGATGCAATAAATCCTTGTCTATCAAATCAATATAAGCTAAATACAAAATAATTTCTTGTAGTTTATTTTTTCCATTGATGTACTTACCGCCTATCCCATTAAGCAAGATATAAGCCAAGTCACTCGTTGATGCCTCAAGATAATAGCCATTCATAAATACATTGGTAAGTATTAGATAATAAGACATAAATCCAAGCGGTCCATAACGATGGATTAATTTTATAATTTTTGCATCATTGAAGATATTGACATCTAAATTGAAAAAATCTAATCCCAGACTACTTTTTGACATAACGTGGATACTCCACTTCTGAAAGTTGTTTTAAGAAATCATCAATATGTTTTTTTGAAAAACGCCATTTATTGGCAATTTTGATGCCTCTTAATTTTCCTATTTTAATATAGGTGTAAATCGTTCTTTGTGTAACACGTAAATTGGTTGCCACTTCACTCACTGTATAATGCGTGATATCTTCTTTCATCATTTGTTTTCCTCCTCCTCTTCATCAAAAAGATAATTATTAATACGAAACTCTGAATCATCGTTAATGCGATTTATATTGTGTGCATAAATTAATGTCGTTTCGATATTTTTGTGTCGCAGCAATTGTTGAGTAGATTCTAAAGTGCCACCTGCTTGTAGATTTAAATACGCAGTTGTATGTCTTAATGAATGAGGTGTATGTTTTGTATTATAAATACCTGCTTTTTTCATTAAAACAGTGATGGCTCTTCTAAGTGTGTTTGATGATAACTGTTGGCAGCTAGATGTTTCCCCATGAGTCACAAATAAATACCTAGAATTATCTTTTCTACGGTTTAAATAATCATTTAATGCATCAGTCACTTCTTGAGATAATTTTACAAAAGTATCTGCACCATCTTTTCCTTTCCCATGGACATATAAAATTGAGAAATTAAATAGTTTTGATATATCTGTCTTCATTGCTCTTACAACTTCTATGGATCTAATACCTGTAATAATCATTAATAGAATGATTGCATAATTACGATAACCAGTAATATCAGTTTTATTTTGTTTAGCTATTTCAATCAGTTTGATGGCTTCTTCTTTATTTAAGGGTTCTTTCTTATAATTACGATCAATCTTTGCGCCTTTTATTTGTTCTGCAATATTAAACTGATAGATTTCTTCAAATTCTAATTGTCTTTGATTTACTTTTAACCATTGATAAAAGTTACGTATCACTACGATTTGTTTTTGAATGGTATTTGCTCTTAACCCTTCTTCCCACATTTGCTCTCTATAATTAATAATGTCAGAGCGCTTAGCGTATTGGATGTTATGTCTTTTTAAATATTTTACATAACGGAATAACAATGCCTTATAGCTACTTACACTATTTTTCTTAATATCTAGATTTTCACAAAACAGTTCAATTAAAGGTTCTAAAGGGTGTTCTTTAATCATATGATTGTTCCTTTAGATATTGCTCTTCTAGATCATAAAGTTCATTGAGGTTTATCTGGAGTAAGGTTGCTAATTTATACGCTGTTTTTAAAGATAGTCTTTGTCCTTTTGTCCCTTTTTCAATCCTTTCATAGTACGATTTACTTATTTCAATCATTTCTGAGACTTGGAACATTGTGTAACGGTTTTTCTTTCTAAAATTATATAGATATTTTCTTTGGGTGGAACCAAAGTGAACACCTTTTATCTTTTTTTTATCCATTTATCTTTTACTTCACTTTCCTTTACTTTATAGATTTTTAGTTTCAAAATCGGCCAATTTTGATGTTTAAAATAAACACAAAAAGTTGATTTTCATCAACTCGATCTAAAAGATTGGGAATTTTGTACGCCATATCAAACTTATTGTTGATGATATCTAAACACCATCAAACACAACTTTGAACACAGTATGTGACATTTCACACACGGGACGTTAATTTGGCGAAAATCGTCTTGGTGAAATATCGAAGTATTTTTATAAGTTTGAGTGGATCTCTCCAATCACTTCGCTCGAGTAAATCTCTTTGCATAAATTATTCTATCAATACAGATTTATTTTTTTCTGAGAAAAGTTTTTTTCTGAAATCATCGCACATATGACAACTTTAAATTTCCCTTAATACACAGCTGTAATTTAATAATTTTCATTACTAAATGTATGCGTTTCATAAGGATAACATATTCTAATTACAACAGTTTTGAAACGCAAGAAATTATGGTTTTTTTATAGTTAATAGTGTTTTTCAATACAAACGTAATGATTATTAAATTTTCCATGACAAAAAATCATATAAAACAGCATATTTTAATGTATAATATTTTTGTGTTTGCTATTTTAAGGAGGGAAAAAATATGAAAAATAAAAATTCAAAAATAGGTAGAGTAATGAGAGAAAGAGCAGGGTATACACAATGTCACCTAGCGACATTACTAGACAAAAAATTTAGTGTTTCATCAATCAGAAATTATGAGAATGGTGACCGAGATGCTCCCGTTTCATACTTATTAGCTTTATCCAAATTATATCGCTGTACATTAAATGATTTAATTGATGAGGAGAAAACGTTTTATATGTTTTCGAACATAGATATGCTTAATTACTCTTATGTAAATCACATATCAAATATTGAAAAACCTGTTGTAAAAGTTGCTTATAGTTATGATCGCAATATTCATACTGATAAATACACTTATTTATATTATCTACTTACAGCAGATGATGAAACATTAAATCTTCCATCAGGAACTCGTTTACTTGTACAAATGAAAGGCAAAGAAATGATTGATGTGAACTACAAAGAAAGAATGTATTTAATTTCTGCAGATAAACAAAATCATCCAGATTTTAATTATGAAAAGCCATTTCAAATCGATTCAAACTCTAAAACGACTGAAACAAAACAATTTTTTACTAGAGCAAGACTTGTTAAAGATATATCAAATAAGACAGTGATGTATTATGATGGTGAAATCATCCGTCACATGAGCTATAGAAATTTCAAAAGTATGATTGATGGGGTTGTCTACAAATATGTTTTTGATGAAAATATTGATGAATTTGCATTAATGCAGCCTAAAGACGGTTTTATTCTTCAATAAGCTGTGCTATACTATCAGTGGTGAAAATCGAAAACGGGACATGTTCTCTCTTATTGAGAGGACATATCTCGTTTTTTTTGTATTTATCGAATTTAGTCCCTTTAGATAAGACTATAGACTTGATAAATAACTTGTTAGAGGTAATATACACAGTAACAAAAAGGAGGTTTTCACCAATGAACACATATGTAGAAATCATTGAACCAAAAATTCAGTACAAAGATGAAAAAACAAATGAAATTAATGTTAAAAGGAAAGTTGCAGCTTACGCTCGTGTATCAACTGATGAAACTGATCAATTAAACAGTTATCAAGTTCAAATTAAAGAGTTTACAGAGCGTATCAAAAGCAATCCTGAATGGGAATTTGCTGGCATGTTTTCTGACGAAGGCATAACAGGAACTAACATGAAAAAGCGAATTGGAATGCAAAAAATGTTAGAATCCGCAAGAAATGGTGAGATTGATATGATCATCACTAAATCTATTTCACGTTTCGCTAGAAACACTGTAGATATGCTAACAGTTATCAAAGAAATGCGAGAAATCAAGGTTGAGATTTATTTTGAAAAAGAAAACATCAGTAGTGCAGATCCAAAGATTGATTTTATTTTAACGATCATGTCTTCTATTGCTCAGGAAGAATCTAGAAACATCAGCGAAAATACCAAATGGGGATTTCGCAAACGATTTTCTCAAGGACAATTACTGATGAATACAACCAACTTCTTAGGCTATGATAAAGATGAAGAAGGACAATTA